GTGACTAATAACACCAAGCCAAATGTTATGTTTCTTAGTAATCTTAAGTAGATCAGACATAACTTTATCAATGGCTTCGTTACCAGTATAGCCTTCCGCACCTTCAGATACCGCAATAGTAATATGATCAAGGATAAGATACTTACAACCCATAAGAGCCATATACTCTATCTTATCGATAAGTGACTCATCACCTACCGAGCCTTGATGATCTAATAATACTAGACGCTTTGATCCAAAGACCTCTCGACTTGCAGCCTCTTGTTCTTCTAAAGGTACATCATGTTCTTGAAGATTCTTCTTAAGTTTCATCTGGATAAACTTCTCTGCAGTATCACCAACAGACTCCTCAAGGGAAATCATACCGATATTATAACTAGTTTTGTCCAATAAGTCAAGTACTATTTCTTTAATCACTGTACTTTTTCCTGAACCAGTGCCACTAGTGAACAACGTTATCTCACCGAAGCGCATACCTTTAGTCTTATCATTGATACCCTGTAAACAAGCAGGGTAAGATACTGACTCAGTTGATAGCCTAGATAAGTATTGTTCCCACACAGGCTCATGCCCTACGATAATGCCAGCAGGACTAAACGGTTGTGCATCCCATATTGCTCTCATAACAGCATCTTTACCTGCTGCAATGTATAACTCACAGGGATCTTTAGCCGTAGTGCCTAGCGAAGCTACTTTAACTTTATCAATACCAATAATGTTAGCTGCTTCTTTTATTGCCTTCTTTCCTGCGGTATCATTATCAAAGAACAAGACCACTTCTTCAAAGGATCTAATCCATTCTCTTGCATACAACAAACTTTTAAGGTTGCTGGCTGACGCAATAGAAATTGCTGGATAGATTTTATTGTAGTGATCCAGCGAGGCTTGTGCAACGGACATCGCATCGAATTCACCTTCGGTAATGACAAGGCGTTTGCCTCCCATTCCAAAGCTTTGATAACCAAAAGGCCAAACATCTTTAAAGTCTCCTACAGTTTTAAATTGTTTAGGTAGTGTACGTATTTTATAAGCAACTAATTCATTATCTCTATAGTACGGATAATTGTATGCAGTAATACTCCTATTGCTGTCATAAGTAACTCTTACACCATAGTGTTCAGCAATTGTTTTAGTGATACGGCGTTCTTGACAACCACGACTATCACCAAGATTAGCGATGAATAAATCAAGGCTAGTATTATTACTATCTAGAGGCATATCCTCTTCCTTTCCAATTTCTTTTTCATAATGGTTACAGACAAAGCAGTAGCCATGTCCATCATCGTAGATAGCAAAGCCATCACTGCTAGGGCAAGCAGGACACTTTGTTTTACCTACCTCTTTACTCTCCGTATATTCGTTTTTCTTTAGCATAACGAGCTTCCTTTCTGCGGTTCCTAGCTCTGTTTGACTTATCTAGTTTTTCTGCTTTCTGAGTCTTATTATTAAACATATCTATTAAGTCGGCATCCCAATCCTCTTCAGTAACTTCACTTCTTTTTGAGGGGATTATTGTATGACTACGAATGTCATTGTAGTAAGGATTACGCATACGCTTTTGCGATCTCAATTTGTCTCTCCATGTCCTGCATTGAGGGTTTAAATCTAATTTCATGTACCCACTTATTATACCATTCTTCTGAGCATAATGCATGAGTAATCATTATCATATAGGCTTCCATATAGCTCAAGTCCCCTTTCATAGGACAAGAAAACAAAATATCGAAGCTAAAGTTTTCTTTACCAGCCTTATTGATTTCTTCGTTAAGTTCTGAAGACGAACTAGTGTAACCTTTCCAGCTAGTATGTAAGGTTTTGACACCAATATAGCGTTTACCATTACGTTTATCAGTAATAATATACAAGAAGCCATGATGGGACTCATCAAATGCTTCCTTATTAATAATATTCCAATGGCTTTTTACTTCGATATGACCTCGCTGATCATCTGCTATTGTTGCTGTTTTACCTTGATAAAAGAAAACAGTGATTGGACCTTTAAATCCTTTCTTTAGTTTAAAGCGTTTCTTATTTCTACGCTTACAACGTATTTCACCGTGTTCTTTAGTGATGATGCCACACCAATCGTTACTATCGAATTGAGTGACACGCTCTACCTGAACGTTATGCCAACGCTCATGGTTATTAAATCTTAAAGTAGTCATTAGGACTCCTTAATATATGGATACCGTTAGCGGTTTCTAAAAGTTTCTCTTCCCAATTAGAGCGTCCATACTTCGCTCGATAGGCTGCAATTACTCTTTTCTTACGCCTTGCCATGGGAACACCTGCAAGCATCTTCTCTGCTTTCTTAGGTCCAATCTTAGGTAGTCCAGGAAGATTATCTGTAGGATCACCCTTAAGCATTTGTAACCAATAGAAAAGATCTGCTGAGTCAACATCAATCTCATAAAACGTTTCTTTTCTAGGATTATAATGCTTTCCTGGAATACAATCAAGATCTTTATCAATATGTACTATTGTAAAGTCTTGACCTAGAGAAGCACATTCGGTAGACTTAATGCGTACCATGTCATCTGCTTCCATCCCATCAGAAGGTATTGCTAATCCCTTCTCAATTATTTTCTCCATAAGAGGTCTAAATAATTTAGCATCTTCAGGGGGTTCTTTACGGTTAGCTTTGTATTGAGGACAAAGATTATATCTGAAGTTATCTTTGCCGCCACAATAAATAAACTGTTCGCTGCTCCATATAGGATCTACCCAATGTTTTTGTAATATAGTCTTATAGTTATCTAGTGCTGCATCAACTGTTGGTTGTTGCCAAGCACATTGATAGATACAACTATCAGCGTCTACAATTGCTATCATTACTCGTGTCCTTTCTCTTGCCAATAATCATTCCATGCCACTTCTAAGTTTCCCATAACTTGAGCATCGGTATGCATAGGAAGTAGCTCTCTATACTCCCACATTGTATTGCAAAACTCTGGTAGAGTTTCACAACAGCCGATTATATTATTTACTTCAGTCCAGAACTCATCTTCAAGTCCTATAAGGTGGTTCTTTAATTTACCCATAACGTTTCCTTTCTAATGAACGTCTGCGTAGCAGTTACCAATGACACCATCGCCATCCATACACTGCACATTGAATTGCTTAGGGGCTTCCCTGAATGCTTCAATACATATCTCTTTAAGACGTTCGGCTTGTTCTTCTTTAACAACCCAAGCCATCTCATCGTGATAGAAGATAACAGGATAAGCATCTAATTGTTCTTCTTTAATCTTATTCATAGCATAACCTACTGCAGCCTTACAAGTAATTGCTTCGGCACTTTGCAATAGATAGTTTAATGACTGATGAGCAGAACTAACATAAACCCTGCGACCATCAAGCCCAGGGATAAATGCGCTACCATAACCAACACTTGTTTGGTTGTATATCTGATCCAGCTTCGCTTTGACTCGTCCAAGTCCAGGAATTGCTGACTGATATTTTCTTTTGGAAGCGTCCCCTGCTTTAGCATCTGGTTTACCAGTAAGTATGCTTCCCAGCTTCTTACCGCCGCCACCAAACAGATAAGCATATAGCCAACGTTTAGCATCACCTCGGCTACTCCCCAGAATATTTGCGTTATAAGAGTGAATGTCACCGCTAGTTACCTCATTAGTAAAGTTATCATCACCAATGTAATGGCATAAAGCTCTCATCTGATTACCAGCTGAGTCAGCACCTACTACTTTGTATCCTTCTTCACAGATAAATAGACTACGCATCTCTTTACCCCATGCAGCTTCAACACTTGGTAGATTAGTAATGATCTCATGTCTAGCCCTGAAAGTTGGTGTACCGATAACCCACATCTTACCGTGTAGTCTACCGTCTTTAACTTCATTAAGCCAACCTTCTAGAATAGAGCGTCTAGATCTTGTAGTATAATACCTATCAATATCTTTACCTATCTCTCCTAGCAACTCAAGACTAGTTGTAGTTAGCTTAGGACTTGTTTTAATAAACTCATACCCAACTTTCTTGTAGTTCCAATCATCAGGCTTCCATCCTATACTAGAGAGATATTCTTTGACTTCTTCCATATTACTCAATGTTACTTGCGTAGTATAGCTTCTTTGAAACGGTGTTTCAGGGGGCCACTCCATCTCATCAGGCTCTTCACCATCAAGATACTCAGTTAGCAATCGTTTAGTTACTGCTGTAAACCTACCTGCTTTAGTATATTTAGCATACTTCGGTTGCTTATCAATCCAGATAGTCATCTCAGGTAATTGAGGATG